CCAATTCCCAATACTTGTTTCTTTTCTCAATCTGAGTCTTGTTATTCATGTCTACGATATGCATCTTGGAATAGATATTCTGTAGGTTCTTGAGGTATTTTGGATCTGACTGTTGCTTGTCTTTTCTTCCTGCATACAAGCCATCAATCACATAGAATTTGGTTATATAGTTATACACTGTATCGTGTGTTAAAATTTTTATTAGACCTTCCATATCGTCAAAGTAGTTTATCCCTACCCCAACTTTAAAGATATTTCCTGATGTCAATTATAGACAATGTGAATTTCCTGTACTTAAATCTATCCCAATACCAAAAGTTTACTGTGAATCTGTTGTCTACGTTGTCATGGACACCAGATACAAAGTGAGGTGTTCCAATCAGTAACGCATGGCATATCTCATGCTGTATTCTGTCACTGTTCTCTCTTAGTTTGAATACGTTGCGAGAATCATGAAGGTATAGGTCCATTCTGAATTTTCCTGTCACACCGCTTGGCATATTTGGATTAATCTTCTGTCCTGATGTTGTCTGTATATGTTCAAAGAACTTTGGATTGGTGTCTTTCAAATCCCATACGTGTATATCCCATTTCTTTAGCCATCTTCCTATATTGTAAACTTTAAGATGTGCCAATGTATTCCATATTGTACTTTTCACAAATCTTTCATTAATGTCGTCAGTGTGAAAGTTAATCATATAAAAAAATAGAAAAATAAGGTATTTAACCCTTATTTTAATCGTTTTTGTGCTTTGCGTAATCTGCACCGATTAAGATTGCTACAGGTGCAAGCAAAGCGATTGCGGTATTTTGATCTAGTGGAATTTGTCCTGTTCCTGTCCATAAGGCTACTAAACCTGTGTATGCACCTAGAGCATAATATCTGAGATTTCCTGCCATATCAACTGCTTTGCGAGATAGTATATAACTATTATTGTCAGATTACGCCTAAAGTTCTGCAAACTTCGATAATTGTCAAACCTACTGCCATAACTGCCAATGTATAGTCTCTACGTCTTAGTTTGTTTGCCTGTTTCTTTTCCATGTCTGCTATATGTGAGTTATACTCGGTTTCCATAGCAGATATTCTTATGCATAAATCGTTAATCCTTTCCTCTATTTTGTCGAGCTTCTCGAATATGCGAGCTTCGACATCCATACAGAAATGTATGAAATTAGAATAAATAGAAGTAAAAAAATAAAAGTAAAGTTCTATGCGTTTACACTAGAAACTATTACATATGTGTTTGGATCGAGGATGTCTACACCAATTCTGTGAGTCCAGACGATATCCCAATATTGTCCTGCGATATTCTTTTGGAACTCAATTTCCATCTTTCTTTGTGAGGCTAATCCCCATGATTTGCCTTTAACACAAACTAAGTTTCTGTCTGCACTGTTTTGTGAAAGAAGTTCGTTGGTTACAACTATGTCAATACCATAGAGTCTCTCCATTTGTCCGAGTCTGGTAACACCTGCATTTCCGATTTGGGTATATTCGGATAATCCAGAAGAAGAAATTAATGATTCAAAAGCTCTTGGGCTGATGAAAGCGATCAAGTTACCTGGAGAGGTATCTTGTCCTAATTCTTCTAGGTATCTCTTACTAAAAGTAAGACCATCTTCGTCAAATTCCCCATCAGCATCTTCTTCTGTTGTTGTAGTAGTTGCTGCTCCATCTGAACCACCAATGTGGTATGGTGCGGTACTTACTCCACCAAAGTCGTGATCTGTTCCAGCTAAGTCTTGGAGAATTAGTTTGTGCTCATCTCTGATTGCTTCTAATCTTGCAGTTTCTCTAATTGCGTTAAGGAAACTTGCAGGATAGTCCTCAAGATTTGCTTTTTCAACTACTTGTCTCCAACCTCTGATGCTACAAGTAACATCAACTGCTGTAAGGGTATGAGTAACTGCTGTGATGTCGGTAGTTGGACTTTCGGTAATTGCACCTGCATCTGGTACTGTGATTCTGTAGAATCTTGCAGTATTTTGTCCTGTTGGAACAGCTTGGAATTGACCATACTGTCTGATAGGAACTGCGGTTTTAGATCCGATTTGAATTGAGATGTTAGATGCTTGTTTAACACCTGGAATAGTTCCTGATGTTGAAACTGCTTCTTGAACCTCTCCGTTTCCAGATTGTTTTTGGAAAGAGTGGGATTCAATCCATCCTTCTTTTTCAAGGACTAATTTGTTATAGCCTGTTTCAAAGAGTTTGTCCATGAAGGCTTGTCCTTGTTCTTCAGTAAATGCTTCTTCAACATAACCTGAGTCAGTTGATTCTGCTACTTCAGATTTTGGATTCCAATTCTCTTTAACAGTTTCAATAACTGCTTTGAGAGTTTCTGTATTGGATTTTTCAATTCTTTCGGCAACTTTTTCAGAAACATCTTCTTTAGCAACTTCTTCTTTAGCTGGTGCTTCAGTTTCAGGTGCTACTTCAGTTTTTGCTTCTGCTTTACCTACTTCAACTTCGCCATCTGTTTCAATGGTTACTTTGACTTTTTCCTCTACGTTCTTTTCAGAATGTTCGGTTGTTGTCATATCTTGTTTCTTATAATTGTCTTTATTGGAAGTAATATCATCATCTATTGGTGCAGGCTCTGGTGCTGTTGGTTGTAATTGTGGAGGCGGTGCAACAAGTCTCATAAATGCTACCTCTAATGAGCCTAACAATTCAGTTGATTTCCTATCTATTTCTTCTGGTTCAAGATCAGGATTCTTTTGTTTAACACTGTCTGATATTTCCTGTTTTAATCTGGTAGGATCAAGGAATCCTCCAAATGATGAAGGTACGTCTTGTTCATTTAATACTTTGATATACTGTGCGTTATGTGATTCAATTACGCTTAATGTAGATTCTGGTATTCCAGGTGTTCTTACTACTGATAATTCTAATATTTCATTTAAAACAGGTGCATTTAGACATTTCTTTCTCATAGAATCACATAGTTCTCGTTGCTCCAATACTGATGCTCCTATTGATACCTGATACTGTTCGTTACTTAGTATTCTTTGCCATTCAGAGTCAAATACTGTTGCTTCATATTTTACCTGACTTTTCTCCTCGTCAAATGAGAATGTTACCTGACCTATGTGAGTGTCCTTGTCATGCTCTACTCTTAATGGAACTTGTTTACCGTCAAATTTCTTTAATTCTTCTGTGTCATAAAATACACCGTTACGTGACTGTCTAGGCATCAATGCTATGCCTGCTATTCGTTCTGCCATGAGTAATTTCTGTTTAAAGCGATATAGAGAAGTATTTATGAGTTTAGTAATTCTTGTATTTTGTTAATGACTACTACATAGTCTTTCTTGCCTTTGATTGTAACTGATTCTGATATGCTCTTTGATTTAGAACCTATCAACTGTGCTTTTGATTTTACATTTCTTGATCCTGAACCTGTAACAGTATCTATAGTATGCATACTATTGACTACGCCTTTATAAGATACTGTTTGTGTTGTATTCTCATATGCACTTGCCCTTACGATTATCTTCTCAGAATCTACAGGAAGTCTTGTAGTTCCTCGTAGCTGTATTGTTGCTTGTATGTGCTGAGTCTCTGGAAATGAAATTAGTTTCTTGCCAGGTTTGTCAACTTTAGGAGTAACATCTAAGATATAGTCATCTGAGTAACTCAGATAAGAATAAGGCATTATCCTATGAATACGTCGCCTGAAAATTCAAATTTTGTTAACAATGGCTCTCTGCTGTCTAGTTTAGGAGTCCAATAAACAAATATCTCTTGTACCTCGTTTGGTTTTAAGGTATCAGGTATCTCGAATCTTAATTCAGGGTTTGTGTTTTCCACTTTGATGTTGTGAACGGACCATTGAGTATCAGTGTTTTTCATATACATTGTATATTTGGTAGTTTCTCCTAATGATACCCTACCCAGATCCACTGATTCTACAACATTATCTGTTTGTTTATCTGTGTAAATTCTAATCATTTTTCAAACCTCGTATAAAGTTCAATATTTCCTCAGTATTCTTTCTCTTTTCTGCTCTGTCTAGTTCTTCTCTGAGGTTGACCATTTCTAACAATTTTTCATTGGTGTCATTGTCCTTAACGGAAGTGTTTTCAGGTTCATCTCTTGTATCTTGCAACTGATTAGTTGGCGTTACTGATGTGATAGGTGCTTCATCTTCCATGTCAGATTCGTTAATGTCTATGCTGGTATTCCCAATAAACCACTTTCTTGCCTCTGACCTTTTGATTAGGTTGTCTCTAAATGAGGTTGTAACATCTGCAATGGTTGCTTCCTGTTTCTGAGGTGTTTCAAAGAACAACTGAATGTCTTTTGATTTAACATTCTTGCCTTGTTTTTTAAGATAAGGAATTACTATTTTTGTCTTGATCTGGTTTGCTAATCTTGATTGTATTCTTTTGACCTTTCTTGTCAATACGGAATCGGTACTTTCTGATGCTGCTCTAGCAGTAAATCCTGCGTTGAAGAACTGTAATGGGAATTTAGATCCTGGTTCTAACAAGTCTCTTTGAATGTGGTCAATGTAACCCTCAAACTTGCTGTTGCCACTTGACTCTATAATCTTGACATCAAACTCCTTGTCTGTAACTATCTTTGAGCCGTGTTTCATCTTCTTTAGTGCATCTGCCTGAGTCTTGATAAACTGTTCTCCTGCATCTGCAAAATGGAACATTACTGTTGGATCTGCGTGACCTTCAAATATCTTCGGCATTGCATCCTCCATCTTTTTCATCTGAATCAATGGAGAATCAAATGTCTCTCCTGTATCTGGGTTAGTATAAGTTGATAATACTGAGTGATGTAATCCTCTGCCAAATGGCTCTCTTGCAACGTTGGTTAGTTTCAAATGACATATCTCATTTGGTCTTAGTTTGATGTCTTGGTCATTAACGTGCTGTAAATAATATTTCACATTGCCTTTTTTGTCTCTGACTATGCTTTGTATGGTTGTAACAGGAACTTCTACCCATTCTGAGTAACTAGGATCATGTTCAAAGAACATATTGCCACATCCTACGTAAGAATACAGTGCATCCTCTAGTTGTTCATCCCAATTAATCTCATCAAACCATTCATTGACCATATCTGAGACACTTTCTTTCTTTGCAGTTACTTTAAGTCCTTTTCCGAGTATCATTTGGATATATGTCTCGTTTGACAAGTTTAATCTAGGATCTTGGTTAATTGCGTTGATAGTTTCAGCAAATGGCCTGTCTGGAGACAATTCATCTTGAAAATCTGACTCATTTACCTCACTTTTTTGATTAAATGCCTCAATAACTCTGATAGAACCCTCATATTTCTCCTTAATTGGAGTGTTTTTGGGCAAAACAGGTGTTTTTGAGTCAGAAATAGCCTTTTTTACGGTAAAAATGTCTGCCATTTGTGTTTTTTAATCGTTTTTGTATAAAGTGAAGTAATTAATCATACTCAAAGTACACTTGATCAGAGCC